CTTCTACGCTAACTTAGCCGAAGTCATTGAGCCGGACATCTTGGCTTCAATTGGCATTGAAGTGTCCTCTTTGTTTGAAGCCGATAAGGGTTCTCGCTCTGATTGGGAGCAGATGTACGCCAAGGGCCTGGACTTGTTGGGCTTCCGCATGGAAGAGCGCACCAAACCCTTCCGTGGAGCTTCTGGTGCGACCCACCCAATGCTGACCGAGGCCATCATTCAGTTCCAGGCACAGGCTTTTAAGGAGCTGATGCCTGCTGGCGGACCTGTTCGCTCGCAGATCATGGGCAAAGAGACGGTGGAAAAGTTCCAACAGGCTGGCCGTGTGCAGGATTTTATGAACTACCAGATCACCACGGTGATGGAAGAGTACACACCGGAGTTTGATCAGCAGCTTTTCTACACTGGCTATGGTGGTTCGACCTTCAAAAAGGTCTACTACGACTACCAACTGGGCCGCATGGTGTCCAAACTGTGTTTGGCAGACGATGTTTACATCCCGTACAACGGCTCAAGCGTCGTGTCCCAGTGCCCACGCCTGACTCACCGCATTGCAATGGACTCAAACGAGTACCGCAAGCGTGCTTTGGCAGGTGAGTACCTCGATATTTTCTTGGATACCTACGCTTCTCCTGCTGATGCAAGCCAAATTCAGGAGGCAGTCGACAAAATTACTGGTATTCAGCCTACTGACGACGTCGGCGAAGTATTTTTGCTTGAGCAACTGGTTGATTTGGACCTCAAAGGCTTTGAGGACATGGACGAAGACGGTGAAATGACCGGAATCAAGCGTCCATACGTAGTTACCCTGGCTGAAGACACCCTCAAAGTCGTTGGAATCCGTCGCAACTGGAAAGAAAACGACGAAAAATGCACGCGTCGCAACTATTTTGTGCACTACGTGCTGGTCGAGGGCCCTGGTGCCTACGGTTTGGGCTTTGTGCACCTTATCGGAGGCCTTGGTAAGGCCGCTACGAGCGCTTTGCGCCAGCTGATTGACGCGGGCACGCTTGCTAACCTGCCTGCGGGCTTCAAAGCCAAGGGCGCGCGCATCGCGGACGACTCCGATCCGATCCAACCTGGTGAATGGCGCGACATTGACGCTGGTGGGGCAGAACTTGCATCATCTTTAATGCCGTTGCCGTACAAAGAGCCTAGCCAAGTGCTGTTTGCGCTGATGGGATTTCTTGTGGACGCCGGCAAACGCCTCTCCAGCACCGCCGACATGCAAGTTGGCGACGGTAACCAGTATGCACAGGTCGGAACGACCCTGGCGCTGCTGGAACGCGGCTCTATGGTCATGTCCAGCATCCACAAGCGTCTGCACTATGCGCAGACGCTTGAGTTTCGCTTGCTGTTCGAGGGCTTTGGCCAGTACATGCCTGACGAGTACCCCTACGACGTCCCAGGCGCGAGCCGCAGGATCAAGAAAAAGGACTTTGACAGCATGGTGTCGGTCCAGCCCGTGGCGGACCCCAACATCTTCAGTTCTGCACAGCGTATTCAGCTTGCACAGATGCAATTGCAGCTGGCCCAGAGTGCCCCGAACATGCACAACATGTACGAGGCCTATTACCGCATGTATGCAGCTCTGAATATCCGTGACATCGACGGTGTGCTGCTGCCGCAGAACACCAATATGCCTCGCGACCCTGCGTCCGAGAACAGCGACGTGCTTAATGGCATGAAGCTCAAGGCCTTTGCAGGGCAGCAGCACGATGCGCACATTGCAACGCACCTGATGATGGGCATGTCTCCTATTCTGCAGGCCAATCCGATGTCTGCGGCCGAGCTGCAAAAGCACATCTTGGACCACATCCGATTGCGCGCGGAGGAAGATGTGGAAGCCGAGCTGTTCAAGCAGTACGGCACTGATCCAGACCGCTTGGTCTCTGCAATTCAGAAGGAAGGCATGGTCGCCATCAACATTGCCATGGGCATGAAAGAAGTGCGCGACATGCAGGACAAGTTTGCTGGTGGCGAAGGCCCTGATCCCTTGGTGCAGATTAAGGAGAAGGAAATTGCCCAGCGTGCGCAGGCTGACCAGGCCCGCATCGGCATCGACCAGCAGCGTTTGGCTTTGGACCAGCAGAAGGCCCAGCAGACCAACCAGATCAACATGCAAAAATTGCAGTTGCAGCAGCAAAAGACCAATCAGTTACAACAACCAGGAGGCCAATATGCCGCTTAAGAAAGGTTCTAGCAAGAAAACAATCAGCTCCAACATTGGAGAGATTGTTCGCGACTACAAAAAGGACGGCATGATCGGTACTAGCAAGCCAAAGAACAAAGCTGCCGCCGTGAAACAGGCCGTCGCCGTTGCATACAGCAAGGCAGGTAAAACTAAAATGGCCAAGGGCGGCGACGTCAAAACTCCAAAGGGAGTTCAAGGCCCCTTCATGGTAGTAAAAAAGAAGGACGGTAACCGTCCAGTTAAGATATACTAATTCGTAAGTAAGTGCTAACAGACGGAGCCTTGTACCGTCTGCTTTTCATGGAAACCACCATGCTTGAATTTGCAGAAGCAGTTCTGAAGGAAATCAGGAAACTCCAGGATCAATCCAAACAGATTGTCCTGAACGGAACCATCACAGACATGGAGCGGTATCGCTTCATGATGGGTCGCCTTGAGGGTTTGAGAATGGTTGAAGACTCCGTGAAAGACTTGCTTAAAAAGGTCACGGACGATACAGACGATTTTCTCAAGTGAAAGGAAGACCATGGAAGCCGAAGCAGTGATACCTGAAATTAACATGACAGCCTTGGAGCGCAAGTGGGCCGAGGAGGCAGCCAACAAGCCGCCTGCCCTTGAAGATGCCTACACTGAGCTTGGGTTTGACCCCGAGAAACTTGACCAAGCCGTCATCGACACCATCCCCAAGCCTACTGGGTGGCGCATTGCCATCCTGCCCTACCGTGGCGCGGAAAAGACCAAAAGCGGTATCGTCCTGCCCGAAGAAACGCAGCGCAAGACTCAGCTTGGCACAGTGTGCGGCTACGTCTTAAAGGTAGGGTCCTTAGCCTACGCCGATCAATCCAAATTCCCCACTGGTGCCTGGTGCAAAGAGGGTGATTGGATTATTTTTGGCCGCTATGCTGGCGCACGCATACCAATTGACGGGGGTGAGATTCGTCTCATTAACGACGATGAGGTACTTGGAGTGGTGAACAGTCCCGAAGACATTCTGCACATGTAAAGGAGCAATGGTATGAATGAAGAGCTGCAATTTAAGATAGGTGAGGATGAAAATCCTGCCACCGTCGCAATCGGGGAGGACGGCGCTGCTGAAGTGTTGGATAAGCCCCAAGCGCCTCAGGTCGAGACTACCTTGCAACCGTCCAACGAAGGTGGCGAGCTTGACCAGTACAGCGAAGGCGTCAAAAAACGCATTGACAAGCTGACCGCGCGTCTGCGCGAGACCCAGCGCCGTGAGCAGGCAGCCTTGGAGTACGCCAAAAACGTCCAAGCCCGTGCTACGCAGCTCGAGCAACAGTTCATGACTGTGGACAGCGAGCGCCTGGGCGAGGCCAATGGCCGTGTTCAGACGCAAGTGGTAGCGTTGAAACAGATCATCCGCAAGGCCCGTGAAGAAGGTGACATTGACACCGAAACGGAAGCCCAGCAACGCCTGACTGCGCTCACCATGGAGCAAAGCCAGATCACAGCTGCTACCCAGCAGCGCGAGCAGCAGGTCCAGCAGTGGAACTACCAGCAGCAGGTCGCTGCCCAGCAAGCTGCCCAGCAGCCCCAAGTACAAGTGCAGCAGGAAGTTGATCCCCGAGTAGAGGATTGGGCCGAGCGCAACCCCTGGTATGGCCGCGATACCGCCATGACTCATGCAGCATGGGGAATCCATCGACAGTTGATTCAAGTTGAGGGATTTGACCCAAACAGCAATGAGTATTATGATGAGCTAGACAACCGCTTAAAGCAAACTTTCCCCCAGAAGCTGGGTGGAGGTCAGCAGCAAGCGCAAACTAACAGAGCCGCCAGACCCGTGCAAACGGTGGCACCTGCATCCCGATCATCGGGTATCAACAACGCACGCCGCACTGTCAAGTTGACACCAAGTCAAGTTGCAATTGCCAAAAAGCTGGGTGTTCCTCTCGAGGAATATGCCAAGTACGTAAAGGAGTAAGACCATGTCAGACGTCAAAGTACCTACCCTCAATCGCAGTTCTCGCGGGGCCGAATCTCGTGAGAAAGATGCGCGACGTAAACCTTGGGCTCCCCCTTCACGACTGGATGCGCCTCCCGCGCCTCCTGGATACAAGCACCGTTGGATTCGCGCTGAAGCCGGTGGTATTGATGACCGCACGAACATCTCTGGAAAGCTCCGCGAGGGGTATGAGTTGGTTCGTGGGGACGAGTACCCCGACTATCATGTGCCAACAATAGAAGACGGCCGACATGCTGGTGTTATCAGCGTGGGAGGCTTACTTCTTGCACGTATCCCGATTGAGACACTGGCAGAGCGCAGCGCGTATTACCAAAGTAGAGCGAATGACCAATTACAGGCGGCGGATAACGAGTTGATGAAAGCGAATGCCCACAACAGCATGACCATTCAGCGACCCACACGTCAGTCTCGCGTTTCTTTTGGCGGCTCTAACAAGGGCTAACCGAATTTAATCTTTTTAAGGAAATGACAAATGGCAAACGTAAATAAGCCCTTTGGTCTGCGTCCTCTCGGCAATCTCTCCGCTACTGGTGGTCAAAAACAGTACGGCTATGAGATTGCGGATAACCAGTCCGGGGCAATTTTCCAAGGCGACTTGGTGACCATTGACAATGGTTACTTGGTCAAGTTCAACAACACCGACCACACGGTTGCAGTTGGCGTGTTCAATGGATGCAATTACATTGACCCCACCACTGGCAAACCCACCTGGAAGAACTACTATCCTGGTTCCGTCAACATCACTAGCGGCAAGATCATTGCTGACGTGATCGACGATCCTAGCCAGTTGTTCATCATCCAGAACGCTGGCACCCCCACCCAGGCTGCATTCGGCACCAACGCTGACATCACCGCTTCCACCACTGGTAGCACCACAACTGGACTGTCTAACATGTCCATGAGTGGTACTTTCACGGAAAGCGCTGCTGCCAACTTGAAGGTAGTCGGTTTGTGGAATGTTCCGGGCAACGAGTTGGGCCAATACGCCGTTCTTGTTGTGAAGATTAACGAGCACATGTACGGCAGCACTGGCACGCCGGGCTTTAGTACCTAAGGAGATAAATCATGGCAATTTCACGTGCACAACTGGTGAAAGAGCTTGAGCCTGGTCTCAATGCTTTGTTCGGACTCGAGTACAAAAACTACGAGAACCAACACACCCAAATCTACGCCATCGAATCTTCTGACCGTGCGTTTGAAGAGGAAGTGATGGAATCTGGCTTTGGCGAAGCTCCTGTGAAGACCGAGGGCGCGGGCGTTTCATACGACCAAGCTCAAGAGGTCTACACTGCCCGCTACACCCACGAGACTATCGCTTTGGCGTTCTCGCTGACAGAAGAAGCTGTTGAAGATAACCTCTACGACCGCTTGTCTGCCCGCTACACCAAGGCTTTGGCTCGTTCCATGGCTCAGACCAAGCAGATCAAGGCTGCGGCTGTGCTCAACGGCGCTTTCACCACCTCCATCGGTGGCGACGGTGTTGTTCTGTGCGCAACCAACCACCCCACCCTGTCCGGCCCCAACCTGGCCAACACCTTGGCCACGCCCGCCGACTTGTCCGAGACCTCCTTGGAACAGTCTTTGATCGACATTCAAGCGTTCACCGATGAGCGTGGTTTGAAGATTGCGGTGCAAGGGTTGAAGCTGATCATCCCTAAAGAGTTGCAGTTCACGGCTGACCGTATCCTCAAGTCCACACTGCGTGTGGGCACTGCGGACAACGACGTCAACGCGATCCTCAACATGGGCATGGTGCCTCAGGGCTACGTGGTTAACAACTTCCTGACCGATCCAGATGCGTACTTCATCAAGACTGACGCTCCTAACGGCATGAAAATGTTTGAGCGCGTTACCTTGAAGACTGGTTTTGAAGGCGACTTCGACACCGGCAACGTGCGCTACAAGGCCCGTGAACGCTACAGCTTTGGCTTCAGCGATCCCCGTGGCATATTTGGCTCACCTGGCGCTTAAGCAGCACTAAGAAAAGGCCCTTCGGGGTCTTTTCTTTTTCTGTAAATGGTGTATATTTACTCTATTCCGGGCCTTTCCGGTGTATCTGACAGTCCCGGCTGACGACATGCAGACAGATACGCCCCAACTTGCATGTAAGGAAAAATCATGGCATCAACTACCTTCTCCGGCCCAGTCACGTCCACCAATGGTTTTGTTGGCGATCTCACAGGCAACGTCACAGGCAACGTCACAGGCAACGTCACAGGCAATATAGCAGGCACAGGCCGCATCACGCACGCTACGACCGCTGCAATTAATGCCACTGCAACAGCCACTGCTGCTCAAGTTGCTACGGGCTACATTACTTCCACTTCTGCTGCTCCAACCACAATTACTTTGCCTACAGGAACTTTGCTTGGAACACAACTAAGTGCGGCCAAGG